TCAGTGAATGCCGGATGGAGAAGCAGTTGAGGATGCTTCCGCTCTGAACATAAAGACCAGTTCAGACAGGCGGCTGACAGACTCGTGAAGATCCTGGGCATACTCTTTCATGTCATAGTCACCGTTTCGCTCAGTCACAATACTGAGTACACCTGACTTCGATTCCAGTTTGGCAAAATAATTTACACAAGCAGCGGCATAGGCGAAGCTCTCCACCTCTGCAGCATTTTCCTTTGGATAGACTTTGTAAAACACTCTAAGGAACTCGCTTTGACTGAGGCGACTGAATTCCTCGTCTGTTAAATCCTCGGGGTTGTCTTTTCGAATCAGTAGCAAGTTCTCAGATGGGAAGTCGTCGTAGGTCAGCACCAGATAGCCGCCATCAGAGACGGTTATTCGGGGACTGTCATTATCAGCGGGCAAAAGAACCTGGTGAGCGTCCCCGTTAAGAGTAACGAGAAAGAAATCCCGAAACCGATCTTTGAAACCACGCGCATCAACGAAGTATCCGGAGCTAACAAGATTATCCCTGACCTTCCGACACTTTCGATTTATCAAAAAATAGAGCAAAAGAAAGATGGTGCCGAGAATTGCCACAAGAATATTCATGGCTTTGCCCCGGTCGAATTCTGCGCCCAGTTCCGCAGCTACGGAAATAAGCCCCTGAGGCAACACAATGACGATGATTAAAATAACCACCGAAAACAGAAAGAAATAGATCCCTTTGGCCAACACAACTGCCTCCAATGCAGAAATCCCAGGGCCCACAGTAGAGCATTCTCAACAATCAAGCTGAGGAAAAGTCTACCTTTTTAGTGACAAAGCAGAAACCGGAGAAAGCCTCACCGCTGACTCCAGGTGATCGGGTGAAAGGTGTGCATAGCGCATGGTCATGGTGATGTTGCCGTGTCCGAGGATACACTGAAGCGTGAGTATGTCGCCCCCGTTCATCATGTAGTGACTGGCAAAGGTGTGCCGCAGGATGTGAGTCAGTTGTTGTGGGGTGGAGAATCCACACCGTTCATACGCTGACCTGAATGCCGATCGGCAAGGGCCAAACAATCGTCCCGGGCCGGGGAGCGCGTTTTCCAGCACTTGCTCCTGGATGTTGGGATCAATGGGTACTGCCCTGCTCTTTCCGTTCTTCGTATCCCGAAAGATCACCTTACCCGAGACAATGCTTGATTGAGTAAGCGTCTCCGCTTCTGCCCATCGGGCACCGGTAGCCAGACAGATCATGGCGACCGACCACACAAAGTGGTTGGTGCTTTTCCGGCATTCGTCCAGGAGCTGCTTGCACTGCTCGATGGTGAGGAAGGACATTTCACGCTCTCTCACTCTCACCTGACGAACCGGCGCTATCGGGTTTGTCTTCAGGTGGCCAATCCGCACCATTTCCGAAAAGACCGAAGACAGGTAACGCTGCTCATGGTTGCAGGTGCCGGCGCTGACGTCCTGCATTCGCAGGGCGCGGTATTCCATCCAGTCGGTGGCGGTGAAGTCTTTTACCCTGGGGTTGCCCAGCCGATCACAGATAGCGTTTGTCCTGGACAGTCGGTACTTTGCGTCTTTCAGGGTGTGGCCGTGGTAGTCGTACCACTTCTTTACCAGGTCTTTAAGGCGTTCCCCGGTGCCGTAGTCTTTGCGGCCGTAATCACGCACGAACTGCAATGCATCAAGCCGGGTTTTGAATCCCTGCTTTCGAACACGTGGGCCGGTTTTCTTTCCAAACGGGTAGAAATCGACACGCCAGCCGTTTTCGGTTTTCTCGATCACGCGGCTACCTTGGTCAATAGTCGTCGCTTCGTGAGTCCGTCCTGGACGAGCTGGAACAGTTCGTTTTCGTAGATTTCCCGCCTTCGGTAGTAATTACAGAGGTCTTCCCAGAGTCCGCTTTTCTTGAGGCAGTCCCAGGCCTGTCGGGCGTTAAAGCGGTTGCGTGCATAGATGCTCAGGAGATTGCCGAAGGCCAGGGAGACGTTCTTTTCGTTGCCGCAACCGGGTTCCTTTTTTACGCGTTTGTACATCAGGTCGGGGGCGCTGTAGCCAAAGCCAATATCGTCCCGGAGCTTTGTCCAGATGGGATGCACCCAATCGCGTTTGACCTCGTAACGGTTGGCTTTCAGGGCGTATTGCCACAGGCCGGTCAGGTGGGGCACGGCGTCCATATAGGTATAGATGGGTTTCATGCCGCTGGTGCCCTGGGAGATTTCGTTCACGATGCGGTGATGGAACCGGATTTCCAGACGCCACACGGGCTTTTCCGGGTCGTAGCAGGTGTCTGGGAAGCAGCGTTCCTTGGTCGAGCATTCCCAGATGCCTTCCATGAAGGCGCGCTTGTCGGAGACGTCGATTTCTTTCGATTTGTCGTAGATGCACACCTGCAGGCTGTTGGCTTTGCCAAAGGTGTAGGTTTCTCCGCGTCCGTTGATGGTGGCGCCGTCCAGACCTTTGAATACCAGGTCGCTGAGGCCGTTGTGTACGCTGATGGTTTTGGCGCGGGTGACAAAGTGCTGGGCGAAGTCCTGTGGCGGTTCCCAGCCCTGAAAATCGACGGCGAGGTGTAACGCGATACCCACGGGTTTGATGCCTTTCAGGAACACCATGCCCCACTCTGCCAGTTCATCGTGGATTTCCTGGCTGGAGCGTTCATAGAGCCAACGCGGAGAGGTTTCTATCTTCAGGTGGGTTCCGGGGTTTTCAGCATCCGCGTAGAAGTTCTGCAGGAGGATGGTCAGGCCGTATTCCCGGTTCTGCAGGATGTACTTGAAGCCACCGCGTCTACCGGACTGGACTTTGAACTCTACCCCTTTAACCGTGATAGTGGCGTCATAGCTTTCGTTGTACGCCTCTACAATCTCGGCCAGTGGTTCGGGCTTCAGTCGTCCCTCAAAGAGCTGCCGGACGGTGTCTACTCCCGTCCAAAGCACATCGATGTTTTCCAGGTTGATCTGCTGGCCATCGGGGCCGATGAACAAATCCCCTTTTCCTACCTCACCGGTCTGTACGTTAAAGCGTTCAAAGTCGTTGATCATCTGTTGTGTTCCTTTTTGTCCATTTATGTACCGTTATTTCGGTACCTATGAGACGTGTTACAGGGACGTCTCCCGCCGGCGGGCGGCGGCGCGTGGTGGTCGCTCCGCTCGCACTCACGCGCCGTCGCCTTCCTCTGATTCGAATTCCAGGTAACTGCGGCTCCTGGGCCGTTCGTATTCGCGCTTCGGTTCACGGAAGCTGTAGTAAGTCACCAGCTTGCCCCCGATCACGCAGTAGGGTTCGCCGGTTTTCAGGATGCGGGCACAGTTCCTGGAATGGATTTTCCGGGTGCCGGTTTCGCCCCAGATCCAGTACACGCCGTTCACTTCCCCGACGATGCGCCACTGGTCGGACAGGGGCAGCCAGCCCGGCTCGATTTCGTGTCGCACCTGGTACGGGGCCCGGGCGTCGATGTTGGCCATGACGGTGCGGATCTGCTGCTGGGTCTGCACCGGGCGGGTACTCGATGGCCGGACGGGTTCGGCGGTGTTGGGGCTGGTGTCCGGTTGCGGTTCGGGGCTGTCGGTGTCCGGGTTGAAGTACGCCACGACTTTGAAGACGCCGAGGGCCGCCACCAGGAGCGCTGCCGGCATGCCGTATTTGATCAGCGGGTGTTTCAGGACGTTGGCCCGGTCGTCGGCTTTTTCTTCCATACCGGCGGCGAAGTCGGTTTTGTTGCGGGTGTGGCTTTTGTAGTACTGGTAGATCTCGGGTTTGTAGGTGCCGTAGAGCTGGCGCATGGGTTTGCCCGGTTTCTGGCCGGTGGCGGCCCCCATGAAGACGTCGACGCGGTATTTGTTTTTCTGGCCGATGGCGGTCAGTTTGGTGGCCCGGTAGGTTTCTTCTACCAGGCCCCGGACGAAGGCGCAGAGCTGGGCCAGGTCCTGGGTGACGAGGACGATTTCGTTGGTCCGGCCATCCTCCCCGACGCAATGGCGGTGTTCGGTAAAGAACTCTTTCTGGTTCTGGGGGATGTTCACGGCTTTCATGCCGCTTTTCCAGAATCGCCAGGCTTCGTCGATGATCCAGATAACCCCGGCGGGCTGGCGTTCGAGGTCGAAGAAGCCGGGGTCGTCTTCGGCGTCCCGGTTGCTGAAGAGGGTGACTTTCCCCTGGGGGTAGTCGTCGGACAGGCGCCCGAGCTTCAGGGGGATGTTGGTAATAATGTGCCGGCCGGCTTCCAGGGCGGGGATGACGACGTTTTCGACAACGCCGTAACTCTTCCCCGATCCGGGCAGGCCTGAGTATCCGACGATGGACATGGGCTTATCCTATGAACGGGATGCGACGGAGCAGGAAGCGGGCAACCAGGGCGGAGCTGATGGCGCCCAGGCCGTAGTCGAATTCCATGATGGTGAGGAAGTAGAGCATGTCCCCGGTAAAGCCGGAGGCGAGGCTCTGGGGGTCGATGATGTCGAGCGCCGGCAGCATGCCGAGCCCGGTTTCCAGCAGGCTCAGGGCGGCCCAGAAGATGATCCGGGGGACGAAGAGGATGATGTCGATCCAGAAGTCGAGTACGGATTGCAGTAGTTCGTTCATGGTCAGGCCCTCAGGAAGGTGAAGATGGCGATGCCGGTCCAGAAGAACAGGAAGATGACGGAGAAGGTGCCCCGGTACTGTTCGAGGATGTCGCAGTGGATGTTCATGGGCATGGCAGTCCAGTAGTCGGTGGCCGGGATGGTCCAGACCGGGCAGCTGCTCTGGCTGGGGATCTGGGTCAGGCCGCTGACGGACTGGACGATGTCGGTGCCGAGTACGGCGGCTTTGAAGCTGTTGGCGGTTTCGGTCAGGGTGGGTACGCCGTTTTTGAGGTCGTCCAGGGAGAAGCCGCCTTCGGGTTTTTCCATACCATCCTGCAGTTCCTGCATCCGGTCGGCGGTATCGCGGGTGTTCTTTTTGATGTCCGCCAGGTAGTCGTTGCCTTCTCCGTCTTTGAGGCCTTCGCCACCCCCGTTGTTGCCACCGCCACCGCCACCACCGGGGATGTCTCCGATGGCGTCGGTGATGGCTTTGTTTCCGTCCTGGATCTTGTTGCCCAGGCCTTTGAGGGTTTCGTTGATGTTGTCGGTGTTGGTGTTGCCCCGGTCCAGGAGCTTTTTCACGTCCTGGAGCTGTTTGGCGATGCCGGTCAGGTCGCCTTGTCCGTCACCGTCGCTGTCGCCGTCGTTGGGGTCGTCTTCACTGCCTGGGGTTTCCTGGCCGTTCGGGTTTTTCACCGGCAGGCAGGCGGCGCCGAATTCGTCGATTTTGAGGACGTCGGTACCGGAGCACTGCGGCGGGTTGTACTGGTTCGGGAAGCAGGATTCGACGGTGGTGTCACCCTGTTGGGCCAGGCCCCAGGTAAAGCCGGTGGGGCAGTTGCTCTGGGGGTCGCCGCAGATGAGGACGGCTTCACCGCCATAGCCGACGGTGCCTTTGTATTCCGGGTGATCCTGGCTGCACTCGGGCTCGTCCGGTTCGGGGTCTTCGAGGCAGGCGCCGTTGAACATGCCGTGGGCACACTCGGAGACGCAAAACGCCCCTTGCGGGGTGATCACTTCGGCTTTGCCTTCGGCGGAGCATTCGCCGGGTTCCCGGTTGCGCATGCACTGGAAGCCGGTGCCACCGTCACCGCTGTAGTCGTCAGGGGTGGGTATGAAGCCTTCGGCGCAGGAACCGCATTCAGATCCGCTGGGTGCACCGCCTTCGTGGGTCAGTTGGGCGCAGGGTTCGCGGGGGGTGGCAACCACGCGGGCGCCACCGCGCCAGACGTAATAGGTGATGCCCTGTTCGACAAAGCGAACTTCTTTGTCGTCGTTGTATGCCTGAACGGAGCAATCCATTTCAGGGTAACGAGCCTGACAACTCGGCAGTTGCTCTGCCGCTTGTTGGGAAAGAGTCTCTTTTGGCGAGGGGTCACATCCGCCTTGGGAGGTGCAGTTTTTACTGCCTGTCTTGGACCAGTGGACGATCTGGCCTTCCTGGAGCGGCGGAAAGCCGGCGTATACCGGCACTGCAAAAAGGCAGAGCAGCAGGATCAGATGTCTTTGAACAGATACACGCATAGTGCGGCTCCCATCAGAAAGAATGTCCAATCCCACAGCTCTGCCACGGCTTACGCCCCTACTTGATCATGCTCAGCAGGAGACGGCCGCCTTTGCGGACAACGTAGAAGCCAGCCAGGATGCCGACCACGGCGATGACTCCCGCGATTTCGCCGGAGAAGTCGAGGCCACCGGTCATGGTGGACCAGTCCGCGGCGGCTGCGGGGCCGCCTACGAGGGTGAAGGCCATCGCGGCCAGGGCGATCAGTTGCTTTTTCATGGTGTTACCTCACTTGAGCATCTTAAGGAGTTGACGGCCGCCCCATGCGACCGCCATCAGGGGCAATGTGGTGCTGAAACCATGGAAGATGGCTTCGGCAATCATTGCCGGGGTGTACTCGACCGGGATCGTGTACACCACCTGGGTGATGGCGCCCGTGCAGTCCCAGCCGTTGGCTGTGATTGTCCAGTCGCCGTCACACAGGATTGCTTTGCTCACCGGTTGGGCTCCTTTTCCTTAACCGGTTACGCCGTTTTCTTGATCGGTTCCTGGGGCTTCAGCTCCAGGGCCTTGAAGGTGACTTTGCCGCCCTGCCCGGCTTTCATCTGGGCTTTGACAGTGAACATCGCTGGCAGGCGGTCTGCGTGGTTGCGCAGCTGGTCGATGTGCTTGTAGTCGCAGGCGATTTTCATCACTTCGTTACCAACGCGGTTTTCATCATTTGCTTCTGCAGGAGCGTAAGCCCACAAGGAGCCGCCTTTGTTGCCGTCGATGTCGTAGCGGGTGGCGCCGATGACCATCAGGTTCAGGTGGTTTTCCATGGTGTTTGTCCTCTTGGTTTCGTTTGGGTGTTGCTGTTTCTGGGTTTGCTGTTTGTCTTCCGTTTTCCTTTGAGGAATCAGGAAGGGTGTTGATTCTGGGTTGCGACCCCTTCGGGGCGGGCTCTACTCGCTGCGCTCCTGGACACTAAGGTGTCCACCCTTACGGGTGACGATCCCTGTCGCCTTCGGTCACTCGGGTGCCCTGCGCGCTCCG